GGCGTGGGTCTGATTTCTACGTTGAGTTCAACGTCGATGGCCTGCTACGCGGCGACTTGAAGACCCGCATGGAGGCACATGCAACATCTATTCAGAACGCGATCCGCACGCCGAATGAAGTTCGCGACATCGAGAACATGCCGCCAATGGAAAACGGCGATGACCTGCTAATTCAAGGCGCAACCGTGCCGCTTGGCAGTCAGCCGCAAAATGTGTTATCTTCGGGCCAACAAGATGGAGAAACCGATGTCTGAAAAAGAAATCCGCATGGGCGTTCCAGTCGAAATCCGTGAGGCTGACACTGGCGAAATCCGTGTCTCTGGCTATGCGGCGGTGTTTGGCGAAGAAACAAACATCGGCGGCATGTTTACGGAAGTTATCCAGCGCGGCGCATTCAAAGATGCAGTTGGCCGCGATGACGTTGTTTTCCTAATCAATCACGAAGGACTGCCGCTGGCTCGCACGCGCTCTGGCACGTTGACCCTGCGCGAAGACGACCACGGCCTTTACATGGAGGCCACGCTCGATGCTTCCGATCCTGACGTTCGCAGCATCATCCCGAAGATGAAGCGCGGCGATCTCGACAAGATGTCTTTTGCGTTTATCCCGACACGCCAGTCTTGGGACGAAAAGTCAAAGATGCCAAAGCGCATGATCGAAGAAGCCGAATTGTTTGACGTGTCCATCGTGACGACGCCAGCCTATTCTGGCACAGAGATCGGCCTGCGCTCGCTCGACGCGCACCGCAAGGCGATGGTTGACGAAATTCCTCAAACACAATCGGCACGCAGGTTGCGCATGAAAGCGCGAGAAGCTGGTCTTGTAGTTGAAGCAGAATAACGGCGGTTCCCGCTGTTTGGCCCGTTCATCCCCCGCCCTTGGGCAAGGCATTTAGTAGGAGGCCGACATGGCTGAAACAAAGACACTGCGGGAGCAAATGGCGCACATCGCCACCGAGGCCCGTTCGAAGCTTGCAGAAGTAACCAACGAAACACCAGAAGCACGCGCTGCTGAAATCGAGCGTGAGTTCGATGCAATGATGGCAGATCACGACAAGCTGGGCGCACGCGCCGAGCGTATGGAAAAAGCAGACGCTGCGATCCGTTCCGCAAACGCTGTTGATCTTTCCAAGCGCCCTGAGTTTGAAGCACGCCAAGCACCTGCTGTAGATGCTGGCGAAGCTGTTAGCTACCGTCAGGCGTTCTACTCGATGATCGCAAACGGCGGTATCGACGGCTTGGACAACGAAGCACGCAACGTTCTGCGTCAATCCGAAGTTCGCGCACAGACTGCTGGCACAACTACTGCTGGCGGCTACACAGTTCCAGTTGAACTGGCTGGCTTCATCGACAAGGCAATGGCAGCATCTGGCCCAATGTATGACTCAAACCTGTTTACAGTTTTGAACACCACAGGCGGCAACACTTTCAACATTCCAACTGTTGATGACACTGCTTCTACTGCTGGCGCTCACACTGAAGGCGGCGCTGTAACTGACGACGGCGGCAAAGATGTTGTCTTCGGTCAGAAGCAGCTTGGCGCGTTTGCATTCGACACTGAGTGGGTTCGTTGGTCTTATGAGTTGGCAAACGACAGCATCTTGAATGTTGAAGCGCTGCTTGGCGAATTGCTTGGCGAGCGTCTTGGTCGCATTGCAAACTCCAAACTGACAACTGGTTCGGGTTCTTCTGACGTTGAAGGCATCGTGACAAACTCTGGCGTTGGCAAAACTGCTGCTGCTGTTGCTGCTGTCACCGCAGATGAGATCATCGACTTGATCCACTCTGTTGACCCAGCTTACCGTGCGTCTGCTTCCACAGCCATCATGATGAACGACAGCACACTTGCTGCGGTTCGTAAGCTGAAAGACGGCAACGGCAACTACCTTTGGCAGATGGGCAACTATCAGGCTGGCGTTCCACAGAACATCCTCGGCTACAACGTTGTTGTAAACCAAGCGATGGCTTCTTTGGCAACTGGCAACAAGGTTATGCTGTTTGGTGACATGAGCAAGTTCTACGTTCGCAAAGTTGGCGGTCCGTCCCTGTTCGTTGCGCGTGAGCGTTTCGCACCAGACTACGGCATCCTTGGTTATGCTCGCTTTGACGGCGTTCTCGCCAACACTGCCGCAATCAAGCACCTCGCTTGCGCATAAGCTAAATTTGGCGGGGCTTCGGTCCCGCCAAACCACAACAACAGGAGGCCATCATGGCTCAAGTTCGTTTACTGACTTCGATGGCTGGCATCGACTTTTCCCACAACCAAGGCGACGTGATCGACTGCAACGATGCAGAGGCAAAGCGTTACATCGACGCTGGCATTGCTGAAGCTGTCAACGCGGCTGCGCCGATTGAGCGTGCCGTCAAAAAATCCCGCGCTGAAAAAGCCGTGAGGGAATAACAAACATGCTATCGCCGCAACACGCACTTTCCCGCGTTACCGCACCAGCCGCTCTGCCGATCACATTGGCCGAGGTAAAGGCGCAGATGCGCGTTGAACATGAGGACGATGATGTCATCATCCAGCGGCTAATTGAGGCGGCGGTGGCATTCGTTGACGTTCAAAACGTTCTTGGCAAAGCTATGATTACGCAGACTTGGGCGCAATGGATGGGGCCGACGCAGGGCATCGTTCTGCTTATGCTTGGTCAGGTTCAATCCGTGACAGCAATTAAATATTATGATGTCGATGGCGTGCTTCAGACAGCCACGCTTTCCGACTTCAACATCTTTGGCACTTCGACAAAGACCACAGTTTCGCCGAAGAATGGCGCATCTTGGCCCGTTGCGCAGCAGCGTGAAGACGCCATCAAGATCGAATATGTCATTGGATACGGCGACACAGCCGCAGACGTGCCGCAGACGATCCGTCAGGCGCTGATGATGCTGGTAGCGCATTGGTATGAGAACCGCGAAGGCGCACAGGAACGCGCTTTGACTGATGTTCCGTTCGGCTTCAACGAGTTGATCGGCATCGAGCGGGGCCAATTCTATGGCTAAAGCTGGCTTGCTCCGCGAACGCGCCACATTTCAGCGCCTGACTTCGGGCGCGATTGATGACTACGGCAACGTTTACAGCGGCTGGTCAAGCGTGGGAACACGTTTTGCTGACCTGCGGGAGCGGACAGGCAAAGAAGCGATTGAGGGTGGCGCTCTGGCCGATGTCAGCATGGCAACGATGCGCTGCCGCCTCGACAGTTTCACAAGCACAGTCACATCTGCGGATCGTGTCGCGGTTCGCGGTATCACTTGGGCCGTCAAAAACGTGATCCAGCCAGACGCAAAGGGCGAGATGGTCGAGTTTTTGCTTGAGCGCGGGGTGGCGTCGTGAAGGTGATGGGTGCGAAAAAATTGCGAAAGCAGTTACAGCAAATGTCTGTCACAACACATGAGGCGCTTTTATCGTCAACTCGGCGAACGGTTGCTCTCGGCGTTAGAAAAGCAAAAGCTATTGCTCCCGTGGACACTGGCGATTTAGTCAGCAAATTCAGCGGTCACACAATGTCAAAAGATGGCAACACTTTTGGATTTATCAACTTCCACGATGGCACAGCTAGCGCAGCCATCAAATTTGGCGCTGTAAACTACGGGCGCAAGGGAAGTCGAACCAGTAGCGGCACAAGGTTAAAAAACAGCGTTGCATCAACAGGTCAAACTGGCGGCTATCATATCCGTGAAACGATTAAGCTGCTAATCTCAGAACGGCACAAACGTGCGGTGACGCGGCAAATCAATAAAGCAATTAAGGATGCGGTGAAATAATGGCTGACGGCTTCGCACTTGCAATCCAAAAGGGTCTGCGCACAATCCTCGCCGCTGACGCTGATATCACGACGCTGGTCGCTGGTCGCGTTTACGATGAGCCGCCGCAGCCCGTGACATTCCCGTATGTCCGCTTCGGCAACATTAACCCAACCGCATTCGACACACCGACAACGCTGGGGGCGTTGGTAGACATCAGCATCGAGGCGCATAGCCGATCTTCATCTGGTCGAGTTGAGGTCACGCAGATTGCGGAAGCCGTTCGCGCAGCCCTGCATCGTCAGGAAACATCTGTCACAGTTGCGGGGCATACGTTGGTTGAATTGATCTGCGAAGCAATTTCGGTTACAAGAGACAATGAAGGCCGTGGATATACGGCAGTCATTCTGCTTCAAGCCATGCTTGAGGACGCCGCCTAAACAAGCGCCTTGGGCAAGCGCGATTTAAATGGAGGCCAATCATGGCTAAACAACTCGGACGCGCCCTGCTGGTCAAAATTGGCGATGGCGAAGCAGCAGAAGCATTTACAAACCTTTGCGGATTGAACAGCAGATCGCTGACAATCAACAACTCGTCAATCGACGTGACAACTCCAGACTGCACAAACCCAGAAGGCGCATTGTGGACTGCAACGCTGAACGGCTTGAAGAATATTTCGGTCTCTGGCGACGGTTACTTTGAAGATAGCGTTGCTGAAGCCCGCATGAACACAGTTGCAATGGGCGCAGACAATGCCTGCAACTTCCAGATCGTGATCCCAGACTTCGGCACATATTCTGGCGCTTTCCGCATCGCTTCGGTTGATTTCGGCGGCGAGACAGAAGGCGGCGTGACATACTCGCTGTCGCTTGAAAGCAATGGCGCTGTAACGTTTGTGGCTCTTTAATGAGCATCACGGCTGAAGCACCGCGTGGAGGCGTCGTCGAATATATCGGCGATGCTTCTTACACATTTATTTTGCGCAATCGTGAGATCGAACGGTTTGAAGATAAGCACCGTGGCATTTTCGATTTGTGGGATGGGTTCTTCGGTCGTGGCAAAAAGCCGACAAGCACCGAGGTTCGCGACATCGCGGCCCTCGGCCTTGTAGGCGGCGGAAAGAAAGATCACGAAGCTGACAAGATCGTGGCCGATTGCACGCCTGCTGATTTGATGCGGTTGTTTCAAGTCGCGCAAGCGGTCGTCGGCGTTGCGTTTATGCCAGATGCGATGGACGAAGCCGCAAAAAAAAAGACAGCCAATCAGGGCCAAGACCTGACAGATTAAACGTCAGGGGCATGATTGGCAGCGGAATTATTGCAGGGTTAAAGCCAGAAGAAATCCGTGATATGATACCGAAAGACACATGGGTCGTGTTCGAGGGTTGGAGCAACGCGCACAATCCTAAAAAAGCAGGCTCAGAGGCTATGACTGCGGATCAATACCGTGAACTTGTGGAGCGAATAGATGGCCGTTAATGCAGAACAGTTGAACATCATCCTTTCGGCCCGCGACAAAGAGTTTTCGAAAGCAATGCAAAACTCGCAGAAGCGGGTCGAGCGCTTTGCGAAGCAGTCTCAAAAGGGTTTGAGCAAAACTGGTCAGGCATTCGATGGCCTTGGATCGACAGCGCGAAAGCTGGGGACTGTTTTAGCTGGGGCTATGACTGTTCGTGCTATCAAGGGGCTAACAACCTACGCGCAAGAAATCAAAAACATGGCGAACTTGGCGGGCATTTCAGTCACGCAAATGCAAGCGTTGGGGCAAGCGTCAAAGACTGTTGGCATCCCAATGGAAAAGCTTGCCGACATTTACAAAGACATGAATGATCGTGTAGGCGACTTCCTTCAAACGGGCGGTGGCCCGATGAAAGACTTTTTCGAGACGATTGGCCCTGCGGTCGGCGTTACCGCTGACGATTTCGCCAGATTAGCTGGGCCAGAAGCGTTGCAGTTGTTCGTCAGCAGTTTGGAAAAAGCAAACCTGACATCAAATGAAATGACGTTTTATCTCGAAGCTATGGCATCCGATGCGACCGCGCTGTTGCCGCTTTTGAAAAACAACGGCTCTGAATTTAGCCGACTTGCGGATGAAGCGTCTAACGCTGGCAGGGTTCTTAATCAGGAAACCATTGATTCTTTGGTTGATCTAAACGCAACGCTAGAAGACTCATCGACAGAAATGAAGAACAACTTTATGATTGCGCTGGCGGGCGTGTCGGATGAACTTGTTGTTTTGTCAGAGTTCGTTAGCGAATACGCCGTGCCAGCATTTACGCAAATTATTGAGTGGGCTGCGTCTGCGGCAGAAGGTGTTGGGCTTCTAAGCGATGCGTTTGACTATTTTGACAAGATTCGCAAGATCGTTCAGGGGCAAGAAATCGCAGGCGACACTGGCGCTCAGCCCATGCAGACGGATTTCAGCGATATGCCTCCTGAAATCCCGACGGGTGGGCCGTGGCCGCGGGACGAGTTCGGGAACGTTATTCTTGACGATGGCACAGTTCTTGAAACCAATTTGCCGCCTGCCGCTGGCGGTAAGCCTCGCACTCCAGTTCGCCCAGACCCTAAACCTAAAGGTAAGAAAGACAATACCGCCGAAAAGCTGGCGTCAGAA